ATACCAACCGTATCATTACCTTTTTTAATTTGTCCAACATTCTTTAATCTAATTCTTGTTGAAGCATGAAATGGTAATGCCTTACCACCACTTGTTGTCCAAGGGTCACCAAACATTACACCTAATTTTTGTCTTAACTGATTAGTAAATACTAAACATATTTTTTGTCTACCAATCATTTGAGTAATCTTTCTCATAGCCTTTGATATGATTATGGCCTTAGAAGTAGCCCAACCATCTTTATCGAAGTCACCAGCTAACTCAGTACGAGTAGTTGCAGCTGCCAAACTATCAACTAAAATAGTAACGAGTCTATCTTTATCTGATTCTCTAATCTTAGTTACGAGTTCTTCGATAGCCTCAAAGATATCTTCTACTGTTTCAAGATGTAGATACAACATACTTCCAACATCAACTCCAATAGCACCTAAAAAGTCTGTACTAACTGAAGTCTCAGTATCTATGTATACTGCAACACCACCTTTCTTTTGGGTCTCTGCTAATATATGGGAACCCAATAAAGATTTACCACTTGATTCTAATCCATTTAACTCTGTTATTCTACCAACAGCAATACCACCATTTGGTCTATTAGATATAGCCAAATCCAAAGTGGTAGAACCTGTAGAAACAAAATCAGTTACATCTGTTGGTGTGGTATCTGAACCATCCAAAAAGTATGCAACTTTTGAATCTTTAAACTTCTTATTGATATCAGAAGCCAAAACATTCGCAAGGTCATCTCTTACTGACATATTTTCTCCTTAAAAAAACAAAAGGTGGTTCCAGAAAGACGGAGTGTTCCTCTATTCTTAACAGTGGCTCTTAACCTTAACCACCTTTTTATTTGTGATTTACTTACTGAATAGCTCGTCAAAGGCATCTGTAGTATTAGATACAGGAGTATCAGCTACTTTAGATGTAGATACTGCCTCTTCCACGTCACTATCATCCTCATCATCACTTGGTGTTAACCAAGCCTGTAAAGCCTCTGTCAACTCATCATAAGATAATTCTTGATAAATCTCATTGATGTCTTTCTGATTACTCAAAAAGTTTTCTAACTGAATCTTATCATCAGATAGAGCAGTTTGATTAGGTTTTACTCGGATAGTAGTTTTTGGAAAAGAAGCTCCAACTTCCTCTGCTGTTTTGAATTCGACTACAACGTCACGTCCACTAACAGGATCGGATATATCACCATAATCTGGATCGGCGATGATAGATAGAAGTTCTTGGTAAACTGTTTTACCAAATCCCCAATACTTTACACCCTCGTTTTCTTCACCACGAACAATCACAGGTGCGAAAGTTCTCATTTTGGCTTCTAACTTTTTACCGAGTCTCCAATCCTCACGATTACCACTTGACTTGAGTTTGTTTGCAAATTCCTCAATAGGGTCTGGTCTACCGAAAGAGATAGGTGATAAATAAGATTTCCCGCCTAAATCATAATGAAAAAACAATTCTATAAATGGAATGTCTGTATTTGATTTATTTGGTACTATTCTGATTTGAGTTTTACCAGGTTGTGGCTTCCAAAGATTGGAAGTTCTGGTATTTGTGGTTTGTAACTGATTTAATCGCTTTCTAATTGCATTAATATCCATTAGCTTATCCTTATTTTATTATGTTTCATTTGTCATTAATTGTATCATTCTTGATACATCTATATATAGTGTCTAACCGCACTAAAATGTAATTTAATTTTTCTTTTTTAAAATATTTTTTGGAACTGTCCAAATTCTTCCCATGCTATCTTTGACTCTTATGTGATTTTTTGCTTGTACTTCAGAGTGTTCTTTTACAACTTCATTTTGATATAATACACCATCAGGAGTCATGTGATTCTTTAAAACTAAATACTTCAATTATAACCTTTGCCTTATCTATGTTACCGATTCTATTCCTTCAATTAAGTCTTCAACTTCATTTTCATTTGGGAACCTACCCAATTCTTTTTTACTAAAAAGTTTATGTCTTGCATCTCTGTATTCATTGTACATATCTACTTCAAATACACCACCTGTACCTTTTATCAATTCAGCCTTTACACCAAATTTTTTTTCTATTGATTCTCTCAAACTGAGAGCTTGGTTTAGATATCCTCAAGAAGTACAATATTGAATTGTTATATTCATTAACTTTCCTCTGCTGGTTTATCAACTAAGTCTTCTTTCTTAGCTGCTTTTTCTTCTTTGATTTCTGCTATGAACTTCTTTTTCTTACCACCATCGTATTCGTAAGCATGTCCTTCATTGATTAGAATTTGATTTACACTTTCTAAACCATTTTCTGTTTCAACAAAAACTTCACCTAACACTCTACCGAATTTACCTGTTCCATGTGAAACAATCTTAAAAGTACCAGACTCCAACAACTCTTTATTACGAGCTTTAGCGGCTAAACCTTTTTTCTTTTCT